AGTTTTTGTATTATTATCGTAGTAATGAGAAAGGGATAATGGCGAATGCAAAATAATTATTGTGAAAACATATTTTATTTTTCAAGGTTGAATGCTATTGGAGGAGTTGAACAGTTCTTATATTACTTGTCAAAAACATATAATAACTTTGTAGTGTATTATAAAGATGATACAAGCGATAAGACACAAATAGCAAGACTTAGTGATAGAGTTGAGGTACGAAAGTGGCATGGTGAAAGGATACAATGTGAACGTGCATTTTGGAATTATAATCCTGAGATTATAGATTATGTTGATGCGAAAGAACATATACAAGTTATACATATGAATTATAAGACACAAAATAGAGTTCCACATATTCACCATAAAATGACAAAGTTTTGTGGTGTAAGTAAGATTGCATGTCAAGAGTTTAGTGAGTTGACAGGTAAAGAATGTGAATTGCTTTATAATCTTGTTGCTTTGGATAGTCCAAAGAAAGTATTGAAATTGATAAGTGCGACACGTTTAACTGAGGAAAAAGGTAGAGAAGAGATGATAAAGTTCGGTAAGACTTTGGATGATTATGGAATACCTTATTTATGGTTAGTGTTTACAAATGATTATAGAGTGATAAAGAATCCGAATATAATTTATATGGAGCCTAGGTTGGATATTACAGGGTTTATACAGGGAGCTGATTATTTGGTTCAGTTGTCAAGTAGTGAGAGTTTTTGTTTCAGTGTTGTTGAGGCAGAAATGTTAGGGGTTCCTTGTATTGTGAGAGATTTACCTATATGGAGTGAAATCGGTCTTAAAGATAGAGAAAATTGTTTTGTATTGAATTATGATATGAGTGATATCCCCGTTGGTGATATATATAAGGGGTTGAAAGAGTTTAAATATGTGGCACCTAAGAGTGATTGGGGTAAGTTTTTAGATAATAAAGGTAAGTATGATCCAAATGAAATTACGGAATGTACTGCAAGTACAAGGTTCTGGGATGTCGTTGAAAATGTATGGCGTGAAAAAGGCGACATAATAAAATGTAATAAAAAACGAAAAAATGTATTGACAAGTTTAGGACTTGTTGATATACTTTAATCACATACATGAGAAAAAGTGTATGTGAGTTGATATAATTTATCACTCTTCTTTCTTTATTTTTTACACTATCTTTATAGGTAGTGTACTGATGATATAAGACTGGTCTATAAAAGTGCTAAACAGGTTAGTTTGTGGGTAGTTCTAAATGATAGCACTATAAAAATAAAACCTTCGTTACCGTTATATCATTAGTACAGTACTTGTAATGAGTGCTAATGTTCTCTTGAACGAACGGAGTTTCAAGTTGGTTATGACCCACATACGCTAAGCCATTAGTAGTAATATTATGTAAGTTGTTGTAATGGACAAACCAGGTTATTGCATAATGAAATGGCATAAAATGAAAGTTTCTAACTTTTATTTGAAACGCACGCTATCTATTTTATAGGTGGTGTACTGATGATATATAGCCTAGACTACGAAATTACTCTGTAGCCGACATTAAAGCGAATACTAGTTTATATCATTAGTACAGCACTTGTAATGAGTGCTAGAGAGGTACTCCAATTACCTCTCAACTTATAGATTGGAGATGTAAGTATGAAAGAAATTTGGAAAGATATAAAAGGTTATGAAGGATTATATCAAATATCTAATTTTGGGAATGTAAAAAGTGTGAAGAAAAAAAATAATAAGAAAACCTAGTAGCATACCCAAAGGTTATTTAAGAATAGGGTTATATAAGGATGGCAAATCAAAATTTTTTTATCCACATAGATTAGTAGCAGAAGCATTTATACAAAATCCCAATAATTTGCCTTGTATAAACCATAAAGAAATTATAAAATTAGCAGAAAAATTAAAAGAAAAAATAAACAATTTATAGGTAGCTAGAATAGATATATAAAAAAACGGAAGGAGTTTTTACAACCGAAGTAAGTAGGTTATGGTTTAGAAAGCCTCCTGAAGATATAGTCGCACTATATTAGAAAAACTAAGACGTAGGGAACGCAGACCCTTTATATCTATTCTAGGTGCTTATAAAAGTGAGGTAGTATAGGTAACGATGGGGAATATGAGGTACCCGTGTTCCGCTTAGTTCTACCTGCGAAGAAAGTATTCTATGTTCCTAGGTAATATAGTTTATGAAACCTTTAAGTACCATTCATTGGGTGTTAATTCAATTTGGTAGAAGCCTTGGTTTGGATCCAAGAGGTTGCGAGTTCGAATCTTGCACACCCAACCAATATCGCTGAGTTGAGAAGTGGTTATCTCGTCTGGCTCATACCCAGAAGAACGTGGGTTCAAATCCCACCTTAGCAACCAATTAGGGGAATAACTCAATGGTTAGAGTTCTGAGCTTATATCTCAGCGGTTGTGGGTTCAAATCCTACTTCCCCTACCAAATGCGGAGATGTTCTAAATGGCATGATGGTTATCAGTTAGTATTGTATCGTGGGAGCATTGCGTGATTGTATACTATATCGCAAATAGCCGACAATAAAACCTAATAATACGACGTTGGTTCGATTCCAACTCTCCGCTCATTTTATTATTAATATTACCTAGTGGTGGAATTGGGAGACACACAGAGCTTTGACCTCTGAAGTTACTAGTTCGAGTCTAGTCTAGGTAGCCAAATGGATGAATGATGGGAAATGGTATACCTGGTTGTCTTAGAAACAACTGTTTGTAAGTTCGAATCTTACTTCATCTACCATAAATGTACTCGTGGTGGAACTGGCATACATAACGGACTTAAACTCCGTTTTGCGAAAGCTTTAAGGGTTCGAATCCCTTCGAGTACACCAAAATGGACGATTAAGCGAATTGGCATAGCTCGTTGTCTCAAAAACAATGGTTTAGAGGTTCAAATCCTCTATCGTCTACCATAAATGCCGAAATAACTCAAATGGTAGAGTAGCTGATTTGTAATCAGCAGGTTCTGGGTTCAAGTCCTAGTTTCGGCACCATATACTCCCAATACCCAAATGGTTAAGGGGATAGTCTGCAAAACTATTATTGTAAGTTCGATTCTTACTTGGGAGTCCAATTAAACAACCTTTTTTTCGTAACTTAGGTATCAACCCCCACAGTACCTAAGTTTTTTATTGCAATTTAGTCAAATATATGATAATATTTACTTAAAGAGTATTATCGAGGGAGATGTTTTATGTTTGATGAGAGTATGGGTTTCTCAACCTATAACGATTTTTTTAAAAGACGTAACAATATTAAGAAACAATACATGCAAATGAATTGTCAGGAAAAAAGGATATATAAAATGTATTTGTATTCTCAACGAGATATGTCTACACCAAAAGTAGATTTGATATGGGAATTTTTAAATGAAAGTGATACAAGTATTTATTGTCCTAGTAAAGAAAAGTTAAAAATGTATTTCGTAGATGCTTTAGAAAAAGATGATAGTGAATACATAGTTGAGGATGATGAGTTTGAATATTAATGATGAGATAAAGGCAAGAATTGAGAGTACAGAAAGTTTAATAAATCAAGTCAAAGATAAAACTACATTAGCATATTTAGAGGGTTGTTATTCACTAAAGTGTGATTATGAATCGATTGACGATAATGATAACGCTTGTAAGTATGCGGATATTGTTATTGATCTGTTAACACATAATAAAGTTAATTATCACGACAATCAAGAAACACGCGATAGAATTAATAAAATGTGGGTTACAAGTTATGATACAAAAGCGAGAAATGGTGATTTCGAGAGTTTTTGTATAGCATTGGAATGGAATAGACCTATTCATAAGCAATTCTATTTACCTAGAGCAAGATTACTTAAAAAACATGGTGTTATTCAAGGTGTACAGGACTTGATTGATGATAAATTGGATTTGTTGGTGTTGAATGAACCACCTCGTGTAGGTAAATCAACAATTGGTTTGTTTTTACAAGTATTGTTGGGTGGTATGTTCCCTGATGAAAGTATTTTAGGTGCAGGACATAGTGTTGGTTTGATTCAATCTTTCTACGGTGAAATATTAAACATTATAGAAGGCGAAGAATATCGTTATCATGAGATATTTCCGAATAATAAAATTGCAAATAAAAGTGCAGAATATCTGTTTTTAGATTTGAACAAACAAAGGCGTTTTCATACGTACAATTATGTATCAATTGAGGCTGGTGGTACTGGTAAAGTACAAGCTGAAAGATTATTGTACTGTGATGACTTGATTAAGGGTAAAGAACAAGTTAACAATCCCGATGTATTGGAAAAATTGTACTATAACTACACCAGTACCATCAAAGATAGAAAAATTCAAAGGCTATGTAAAGACGGTACATATAGAACATGTCCCGAAATACATATTTGTACTCCTTGGTCATTGCATGATGTGACTAGTAGAGTTATACAAAACGCTAAGGATAGCGGAGATATGGAAAGGGTTCGAATTGTATCCATTCCTTGTTATGATGAAAATGGTGAAAGTAATTTTATGTATGATTATGGTAAAGGTTTTGACACAAAATATTACAAAGAAATGGAGTTGGCTGAGGATCCTGTAATATTTAGTGCAAAATACCTAATGACACCTGTTGAACGAGATGGATTGGTATTTAACAAGGACAATGTTAGTTTTTATCAAGAATTACCTACTGAAGAACCTGATAGAATTATTGGTTATGCAGATGTATCACATGGTGGAGATGATTATTTCAGTCTACCTATTGGTTATGTATATGGGAATGAAATATATATAGAAGATATTTTGTTTAAACATAAATTTGGTGGAGACGATTACATAAGACCATTTGTTAGAGATATCGTTATGTGCAATAAAGTTACAAGATTAGGTATAGAAAAAAATAATGGTGGAGATTTCTTCTCGACATTAGTTAATAAAGATTTAAAAGAAAGAAATTATCATTGTAATATCACCACACATAATGCACCCACAAACGTAAAGAAATTAGATAGGATACTAGCACGTCAAAATGAAATAAAAGGAATTGCTACTGAGAAAAATACATATAAAATATATTTTAAATCTCCAGATAAAATAAAAGGTAATCAACAATACCAAGAGGCAATGCGTCAGTTATATTCATGGAATCAGAATAAATCGGCTCAAAACAAACAACATGATGACTTCCCAGATAGTTTGGCTGGAATGATAACTAATGTTTTGGGTGGAAATGTAAGTGGTAAGGCGAGAACAATTGTATCCGCTGAACAAATTGGAATTTAGTAGTTGACAATATAGTTATAGTATGATATATTTATATTGGTTAGTGCAAAAGCATTTTAACCTCCTTTGCTTTACTTTTGTGTGAGAAAGTCATGTACTTTCTCCTTTTCTTTTGTCTTTTTGACATAATTTTACAATTGTGGTATAATGTATGTATATAAGTGGGTAATTTTATGTCAGAGAGCAGGTGGTAATCTGAATACGAATTTTACACTAGAGGGTTTGCATTATGGTAGACAAAGAATTATCTTAGATTACCCAGAGATTACTTCAGATAATTTGTTCGAAGTTATGCAAAAGGCTCTAGGAATACATGGTTCCAATAGAAATGATTGTGAATATTTAATCAATTACTTTTTAGGTCAACAAGATATTTTATCAAGACCAGTAAGTGGTACAAGCAATATCAATAATAAGACAGTTGTAAATTTTGCTTATCCAATAACAAGAGAAATAGTTGGTTATACATTTGGTAGCCCTACAGAGTTTATTCAAACTGATATGGAATATCAAGATGATGTTACAAAATTAGCAAATATATATAACTATGAAAACAACGCAACTGTAGATACATGTTGTGGTATTTATGCAAGTATTTGTGGTTTAGGTTATATGATTACATTACCAAGTAGTGCAATATCAAAAGATATGACACCTGATATACCAATAGTACATGCTTGTTTAGATCCAAGAAATACATTTGTTGTTCAATCACCAGAGGTTGGTAATCCTACAATATTGAGTTGTACATATATTGTAAATAAAGTTACTGGTAAAAAAGATTATACTTGTTATACGGATAAATTAAAATTTGAATTTTCAAATATGAATCCTGATACACTTAAAGTTAGTATAAATCCTCTAGGTAAAAATCCAATAACAATGGTTGAGAATTCATTATTCTTAACTGGTGATTGGGAACAAGCCATTGCTGTAATGAATGCTCAAAATCAAGTGACAAGTGATAGTTTGAATGATATCGAGGGTACAATTAAGAGTTTACTTGTTATCTTAGGTGCTGAATTTGAAAATGATGATGAAGATTTAAAGAAAATAAAACAAAATAGAGTTTTAACATTAACAAAAGGTAATGGTGAAACTGGTGGGTTAGACGCTAAGTTTATCGCACCGAAACTTGATAGTGTTAGTGTTGAAAACATAAGAGATTATTTAGATAAAGCAAGAAACATAATTACTGGTATTCCTGATAGAAGTGCTAATTCAAACGGTGGAGATACTGGTATGGCAGTATTAAACAGAGATGGATGGACTGATATTGAGATTGTTGCTAGACTAAAAGAAATGTTCTATAAGAAAGCTAAAAAAGAGCAATTATCAGTTGGAATTGAAATTTTAAAGAAATTAGGGTTAATAAGAAATGACTTATCAATTCTAAATATAAATCTATCAGTTGGAAGACATACCACTGATAACCTACAAACAAAAACACAAGCATTCTCTACACTAGTTGCTACTGGAGAAATAGCTACAATAGATGCGTTAGAATTATCTTGTTTAACTAATAAGTCACGTGAGGTTGTAGAACGTGGTGAGAAGTTTAGAAAAGAAAGACAAGAAGAAAATGATAAGAGAATGCAGAAACAACAAGAGATGAACAACAAGAATAAT